TCGATGGACTCCTGAAACCGGTCGCGCCGGTCGCCCGCGCCGCCCTGGCACAAGTGCGCGACGTCGCCAGAGATGACCGACCGGGCCAGCGTGGTGGATACCAGCTTGAGCCAGTTGGTGCGGGCTACAGCCGTGCCCCAAGTGACCTCGACACCGATTCCGAGCGCCGCGCCGCGGCCTGCGTTGGGGACTGCCATTGTATCTCCGGGGGCCTACGTTTCGTCGGCGGTGGTCACATCGAGAAGGAAGCGAGGATTCAGGACGCGCCCACCGGTCGTGGTGATGGTCGGCGAGACGGTGTACTGGTTCGCAGTCGTGCCCGCTTTGAGCAGGATCCGCACGAGACCGTCCGCAGTCATGCGGGTGGCGGTCTGATCATACATCGCGGTCTGATCGGCTGCTGAGAGGAGCACCTGAATGGTGACGCTCACGATCTCTTCGCAGTCCGGGTGTCCGTTGTAGTGGGCGATTCGCTTGGCGAGAACGGGGCGGAGGTCCATCCATACCGCGATGGTCTCGCCGGCCGCCTTGCCAATGATCTGCGTGGGCCTCGTGGCGCCGCTGGGGCCGACGTAGGGCGAGACCACTGGCCCGTCCACGTCACACGTCCAGGCGTACCCTGTGCGCGGCGTCGATGCCGTGAACGACCCCTCATTCGTGGTATCCGTGCCGCCCGCGTAGACGAATATCTGAGCCATCACCTGCTCTGCCGGCGGGGTCCAGTTGTCGATCTCGATCGTGATGGTCTTGGCCGCAAAGTCGAACGCGGTGGCCTGCCACGTCAGATCCGTGGTGCCGTCGGCGTCGGTGACGCGGATCGTGCTCTTGTCGTCGCTCGCCGCGTCGATGGCGTCCCAGAACTCGACGTGATCCGCCGGGACCGTGAACGTCAGGTCAATCGCAGAGGTGCCCGCGCTCAGCTTGTCGACGATAATCGGGACTCGAACGGTCCGGCCGGATTTCCACGACATCAGGGCACCCCGTCGAGGTAGTGGCGTATGTCTATCCTGCCGACCACGACGCCGAAGTTAAAACCGGAGTTCTCCTGCGCCCCGTCGAACGCATCCCAGCCCATGAACTGGAGGTCATTGACCGCATTCGATAGCGACCGGTTCGACCGACACGCGAGGAACACGTCGTATCCGAGCCGCTCCGCCGCCTGGGTCCTGCCGCCTGTCGAGTTGTCAAGCCCTGCGACGAATCCCGCGAACTTGACCTCTTGGAACGCCTCGTAATCGCCGATCTCGGGGCCGGCATCGGTGCGGGTAACCTCGGTCCAGAGGTACACGATCGGCGCTCGGGGCGTGTGGTCCGGCGGTGGGGCGCCTTGCACGACCTTGCCCGCGCCGGTCAGGTCGTAGGTGTACGAGCCCGTGCCGTTGACGACCGTGGACAGCAGGGTCCCGAGCGCGATGCGGATTGTTTCAAGCGGGGAGGCGGGCATCTATGAGCCCTTGGAGACGCGAGCGAACGCATCGTCCATGGCCACGATCAGCCGGTTTGGGAACGTGGCCGCCACAGCATCGGCGGCGGGCTTCAGGTATGGGCGCTTGGGGATGACTACCGCGCCGGCCAGCCTTGACGAACCGGACCCGTCGCCGCGGCTAACTCCTGCGCGCGTTGATCCGCCGCCAGTCGGCACCCGCAGCGCACCTGCGCGCTTCGGTGTGATGGTCCCGCCGAACTCGTGGATGCGGGCATAGACGACGTCAGACGCTCCCGACCGGCCACCAGCAGACCACACGATCTCCGGGCCGTTGGGACCCTTCCTGATCCTGCCCGCGATGCTGCCCCGGAGGCGCCCGCTACGGACGTGCAGACCGGAGGACCCGCCCGTGGTCGCGTTCAGCTTCGCCCTGGCCTCTCCGTCGAGCGCAGCCGCGATCAGGGCCTTTCGCACGGACCCGGAGAGGCCCGATGCGGACGCTTGACCGCCGAGAGTGGCGAGCCGCTTGTTTAGCTCCTCAACGGTGATGCTCACGCGACCCCCAGATGACCGATGCGGAAGTCGTCGAGGACCGCCCGCACGTCGTCGAGCAGGCCGCGGGGAGAGAGCCGGACCGTGGAGCTAAGCTGCGTGATCCCTTCGAGCCCGGCGCGCTGGATGCCGCGGAACTCGTGGATGGTCTGGAGGATCGCGACGTGTTTCAGGTCGTCGGGCACAGTGGCGAACCCTGCGACGTAGACGACCTTGATGGCGGCGACCGAGTCCGACCACGCGCCCGCGGTACCGTCGGGCCTCATGATGAACTCGCCCGATTCAAGATCCGATTCAAAGTCGGTCCCGTCGACCACGAGATCGCCAGAGTCATAGTCCATATCGGGGTCGTCGTGTACCGACGTGATTGACACGACGGGGACCACAGGAACCCGGATGGTCTGCCCGCTCAGCCGGAGCACGGGCAAGATCCCGCGGCGGCTGTAGTGCGTGTAGGTGGCCGACTCCATCGTCGGAGACGCGCCCACGGTGGCCGGCGGGTACCCGCAGTAGCGGGCGAACACGGCGCCCACCTTGGCGATAATCAGCGTCAGCACCGTATCCTCTGCGGACACGAGCGCGGCATCATAGGCGCGGACCTCGGCGGCGGAACACAGGGCCACGGGTCACACTCCAGGGGCGGTCAGCACTTCCTCGCGAGCCAGTGCGGCCCGCTTCACAGAGTCCCGCGCGTCTTGCTGAAGGACGTGCAGCGTGTCGTCATACTCACCGGTGGCGATGCCTCTCGACAACGTCCGCCAGTGGATGCCCGCGAAAGATGACCCGGCCGGAACCAGGGCCCGCGGTGCAGGGGTCGCCATCCGATGCCAGTAGCCCGACGGGAAGGCGTCCATGAGGTACTCCGCTGTTTCGGCGGGTACGTCGACTGTGGCGCCCTCGGCGATGGGCGACATGACGCCCGGGCGGGTACCGAGGTAGCCGCCGGGCTTCATGCACTTCATTTGCACAAGGGCGCTCACTACTTAGTCGCGCATGATCGGGCCGGAGAAGATGATCTCACTCGCTGTCAGGACCACGCCGGTACCCGCGACCGACTTAACGGCGCTGAGCACCTCGTCAGTCGAGACCTCGACATCCTTGCCGGAGCCGGTCAGCGTGATCTCGAACGGCGTGCCAGCCACCCACGACCCACCGGCGACGTCGGTGACGATGGTGCCGAGCGTGGTAGCGCCCGCCTTTACCGTCAGCGTCGCGTAGTTGGTTGCGTGGGCGGTCACTGCGGCGGACGGAACAACCGTCACCTTGGTGATCCGCATCTTGGCGGCCTGCTTCCACTGTCCGTAATCGGACGGGGCGGACGCGGCGTTTCCGGCGTTGATGTTGGTCGGGAAGACCCGAACCTCGCCAAACTCAGGGGCAGACATGGGCAGCTCCGATCAGATGTTGTAGCCGTTGACGACGTTGGCGACGCTTGCGGCGTCGGGGGTGTGCAGGGCGAGCCGCTGCGTGGCCACGAGGTTGACGATGCCGCTCTTGATGTCGGTGTCGAGCTCGACGCGGGTGCTCCGGCGGTTGTACCAGGAGAACCGGTTCCGCAGGAAGCCGACGACGACGCCCTTGGTTGTGGTCGCCCCGTCGTAGATGCCCGAGGCGTTGAAGTTGCTCGGAAGCATCGGCGTGGTGGCGATGGCCCAGGGGCCGACGACTGCGGGGAAGTTGCCAAGGATGGCAGCCTTCGGCCCGTACACGTCCACCGTCTTGGTTTCGGTGAGGCCCATGATCTTCGACAGGTACACCGCGTAGCCGACCGCGAGCACCATGTCGGCGTTCGCGGGGCCGAGGCCCTTGGGGCCAGCGACCTTGGCCGCGAGGGCGAGCAGGTTGGCGTAGTCGAATGTGCTCATGTCGAGCTCGGCGGCCGTGGTCAGGTCGTGGGCGCGGGCCCGCAGACCCAGCCACGCGCGCCGGATGTCGGACGAGCCACCGAATGAGGAGCCCGTCTCCCAGAGCGAGTCCACGTTCCACGAACCGATGCCGGTGTCTTGGTGGGTGGCGGCGCTGTCCGCGTGGAACAACGCCTCTTCACGCCCGAGCATGTGGCCGCGGACGATGAGCTCGCGCATCTCGGGGAGCGCCTGGACGATGCTGTCGTCGATGGCGTCGCGGTCCATCGGGATGTTGATCGCGAAGCCTTTGGCGTCGATCGTGTTGCTGCCGGTCCCGGGGGTCGTCCGGGTGAACTGCGACGGATCGTCGGTGGTGATGTCGCCGTACAGGTATGGTCGGGGGTTGGTCGACAGGAACGGCTTGACGAGGTTCTTGCCCTCCATCGGCCGGCTGGCGATGGTGTCGCCCACGAGCCCGAAGTCGGACAGGGCGAGGGCCTTATCGAGTTCGGCGAGTGTGATGTCGGGGATGAACTCGGCGCCCACTCCGCTGGAGTCGGTGAACACGCGCTCGACCCAATCCCCAGCCTGCTTGCCAACCGCGCCGGGGCCGGTGGAGAGATGGTAGCCGAGACGAGCGAACGTCTTGGGGGCGTAGGTGGCGAGGGTCTTGGGGTTGCCAAGCTCCTCGTGCTTGCCGCGACGCTTGACGGCGGCGGTGATGACCGCGGCCTCGAACAAGTCCTTGGCTTCCTTGTGCCAGTCGCCGTAAGTCTTCTCGGAGGTCAGCAGACCCTCGACTTGACCGACATCCTGGCCGGCGAACTTGACCTTGCCGCCGAAGAGGCGGACGCGCTCGCTGCCCTGGGTGGCGTCGCGGCTCACAAACTGGCGCAACTCGCCTTCGGGGCCGTCGCGGCGGGAGCCAGCAGCGGAGACCGCAGCGGCGGCGCTCAACTCGGCAATCTTGCGGTCCATGGCAATGAAGTCGTCTTCGACCTTCTTCGCCCGGGCGTCGAGCTCGGACTGAGTCCGCTTGCCCGCCTTCATGTCTTCGTGAAGGGACCGGAACCCCTCAACGATGCGGTTTTTCGCGTCCGCGTCGTTGTTGACGCCGTCAAGGGTGAAGTCGCCAGCCATGTTGATCTCCAGAATGTGGGTAGATGCTACCGCGTTGATGCGGCTGCGTCAATATGGAACAGGTGTATCATTTCGGAGCAGGCAACAAAAACGACAGGACGTCGCGTTTCGGTGCCGGCTCGCCCTCGGTTGCGGAGTGCAACCAGTCGAGAACGCCGGGGATGATGGGCTCGATCTGCCGCTCTTGGGGCGCATCCTGAACCAGCGCACCCGCGTTCATCGGAACCGCGCACGGCGAGCATTCAAGGAGCAGGTTGTCGCGGAACACCACGCCCCGCTGAGAGAATCGGGCGTCCGTCTCGGGGAAGCTGGCGCGGTGGAGCACCTGAGCCGGGAGGAAGCCCACCGACACGGTACGAACCACGCCGAGCGCGAGTTGCTCCGACACGGTCATAGACAGCGGGTAGGACGCGATCGGCACGGGTTCGAGGTCACCCATCAGAGCGCCGTCGCGGACGCCGACATTGTGCCAGATGCCGACGGGCGGGTCGCTGGACCGGTGGCCCCACGGCGCTACAGGGTTCTGCCGGAACTCGTCGAGGCGCCACACTTGCTCCACAATGTCACGGGCCCGATCGCTGTCGCCGGTCGACATGATGAACCGATACCGGGCCTGGGCGCCCTCTTCGAGATCGTCCATGTCGTCAGCGGCGCGGCAGATCGTGAACCCGTAGGAGAACGCCCCGAGCGATTGACGGGTGACCGAGGCCAGGGCGCCGATCTCCTCGATGTCGTCGCTCGTGATGGAACGCTCCGCCGAGATGATCGCTTCGATGTCGCGGGGCCGATTGCCGATCGCGCTCGCCAGCACGTCAAGCGCCCGCTTCTGCGGCGTGCCTGCGCGCTCGGCGTCGATGAGCAGTCGGAGGATGCCGGCGGCGGGAGTGTTCGTGATTCTCGTGAGCATGTGGGCTCCTACTTCAAGACTGGAATGGTGGTACAGCGGCAGTTCACCGACTCAGACGCGGCAGCGAACTCGCCCGGGCCGGGGGCGGTCTGCCCCGCGTTGTCGCCGCTGGTTAGCGTGAACTCCCCGCCGGGGTTCACCTCTTGCCCGTCGAGGTCATCAGGGCCGCCGCCGGACCAATGAGACGGGCGAGCGGCGCCGTCCCGAGCGGACAGCCATCCGACCTTGAACGATACGCCCTCATTGGCCGCAGCCGAATAGGCGAGGTTCGATCCCTTCGTCATCAGCTTCGTGGTCTCGGTCCTGGCAATCCGCAGCGAATGCATCGGCGAGAACGCGGGGTCACGGATTAGCCGGGCCTGAATGTCGTTGACCGTCTCGCCCTGGAGTAGCCCGGACTGGACCGTCTTCGCGATCTGGCTCTTGGTGTACTGGTCGACGTTGGTGACCATCTTGGCGAGCTCTGCCGTCGCCGGGTCCAGCACCGGATCCCATGTGATGGAGTCGAGGCCCGCCCGGACCTGCTCATTCCAGCCCAGCCGGAGGATGGCGCTCACTCACTGGACGCCGATGTATCCCGCAGCGATCTCGGCCTCCTTCGCGGTGTCGAGAACTACAGCCATCTCGGAGGCGTTGAGCACCTGCCGCTTGACCATGCCCGAGATGGCGGCCTCTTTCGGCAGCACCTCGGCGAGCCGGGCGATCGTCCGCTTGATCCTGCCCTTCAGGTATCCGTTCCAACGCTGCCGTAGCCGGTTCTCCGCCGGCTGGTGCGCCCGCTGAATGAATCCGACCCAGGCGCGCGTGCGGCCCTCGGGGGTCGTCATGTCCGGGCGGTCGTCCGCGGTGGCCCTCGACAGGAACGCGAACGGGGAGCGAGCCACCACAACGGGGCGGGCCTCGTTGATGGCTCGGAGGGTGCGGCGTGCCCATGCTCGGCCAGTCGCACCGCCGTACAGTAGCCACGAGCGGTCATCCTTGTCGGCGCCGTCGAAGTAGCGGACCATCTGCCGGACCGTGTCGACCGTGACAGGCTGCCCCGATGTCAGCGCGACAGACACGCGAACAGCCCCGAGAGGCGCGGGCGCCCGGTTGTCGGAGCCCGAGGGCACTACAGCGGCGAGCGAGTCGGGTGGCGACATCAGATCGGCCACCGCCTCGGGCGCGTCGTCGCCATGTCCGCAGCAGGGCACAGCCATGGCGCGAACGGCGCTCACGCGACAGACCGCTCGGGCGCGATGGCGGCGAGCATGAGGCGCGCGGCGCTCAAGCTGGCCAGGGCATCGGCGCGCATCTCGGCGTTTGCGCCGTCGAGCCCCAGCACTTCGATCGCGGCG